GCCTACCTATTCAGTTGGGTAGCCTAGTTACACACAACACAACGAGAAGTTACTATCAACCTCAGGGTTCAATACCCTGCCGGATGACGTTCGGGTCACGGCGACAGGTAGTGCCGTACACTGGCTCTCAACCAGGTGAGGCTAATGTTTCTTCCCTCCCTTGCTTATCTACAATGTGCATGTGGCACGGGTAAGCTGGCTATAAATTGTGGCGGGTTGTTTGCAGCGGAGATAGTGAGTACGTACCGTAGCACTAGGATTCAGAACACCATTGGAACTAGTAACCGAGCGTGTGAATAGCGTAAGGTCGGGCGCGATACCTATGATTAGTGGTAAGTACAAGGTGTGGTACAGCGTGAGCAAAGTTTGTGCATGTCATGTTGGTAAGCCGTGTTGGTTCGAGTCCAACCCCTATCGTTATGGGACAGGCCGGTGAGAATCAGCTTCCACCGTGAACAAATAAAGAACTGTTACTTGGATGTGACTGCCCTGCAAAGCGGTCGTGGTTCGAACCCACAGTAATTGACAGAGTATAAGTAACGCAATATTAACCCGCCTTAGATTGGTACTGCACACGTAGTACGGGGCACATGAATTATCAATTAACTTGACGATCAATACAGGAGAAACCTATGAGTCTATATCGTCTAGCCGTATCAAGCGGCTTATTAATACGGGAGAAGCGCAAGCTCCTCCGCTGGTGGATTTGGAGCTTCAATCGGAGTGAAGAAGACTACCTGAACAAGTTGAAGAACCGGTTGACTGCGCTTCGACAGGAGCAATCGCTGTTGACAGCAGCTATACCGGAAGAGGAGGAACGGATCAAGAAGATCAAGGAGTACCTCCTCGAACGTGGCGATGGAATTGGTCCCGCTCGACGGGACAAGTGGAGCCACCGCATCGAACCTGTGCGGCTGAAGAAGGATACTAAACTGCAAGGTAAGAAGAAAAAGGATAAGGATCCTCCGACACCACCCAAACCTTTGTTTAACATTACCCCTACCTAGTAGGAAGGAGGATCAATCATGATAATATTACATGACGACGAAGACCCGATTTAATATGGACGAGTACACCATCACTGAATTCGCAGGCTTAGTAATAGGCTTGTGTATATACATCATCGTTCGAGTGTGTATGAGTGGGCAACGGGCAGGAAAGGAGAGTTCAGTGTCCTCCTTACCCGAGTCTGAGACGACACCTGATGACACACACGAGTCGCGTAGGTAGCTTCCTCGTGCTACACCCTACCGTAACTAGGGTACTTACCGCCACGTGCAAGATGGGACAGTATGTTGGTTCGAATCCAACCACGTGAGGCGCAGCCGGGATGCCGGTGGAACGATGATGAAAAAGAATTGTCTAATCACCACAACAAGGAGATGCTTATGTTTGGATTGGAGCCTGCACAACAGGCACATATCATCCAAGCTGCTTTGATCTCGTTGGTAATATTAGTTGGCATAGCTCCAGAGTGGATACGCCGACAGTACACCATACGAGGTTTATTCAAGCGAATACGTTGCCACCTATGACAATGTAGTAACGCTTGGCCTACGGCCTAGGTACTATGTAGTGCGACAGTGCATTGTACTCAGGGCCAACCTATGATGATGTCATAGGGCGCTTCCTTCTTTGAGGGGAGTAGGCAGTATGGGTTGGTTCTGAGTACAGTGCATTGTCATTGTAACCACCAGCCGGAGAGTAGCATGGTAGTAAGTGATCTAATCACTGAGCTTGAGAAGCTCCCTCAAGACGCATGGCTGGATGCTATGTTTGAAGGCGGCAGCGCTGATGCGTATGCTGTTGTTGGAGTAGACTCGATCACCCTCAATGATGGTCGAGTCATTGCTATCCTGGACATTACGTCAAGTAATGGACTGGCCCTAGCATGAACACAACTAAGACAGATATTAAAGCCCTCGTTAATTCAGGGTACGATGTGGCTACTACTGTAGCCTTGCAATGGAGCTTCCTTATGCTGCTCGTAGCAGCTGGGATGTAACGCTCTAGGTGGGGTGCTCTCGCACGGGCACCCTTACTTTCCATTTTTCTGGAGGAAATTTTTATGGAGAAAACCATCGTAGTAGGTGACATCCACGGGCACATCCCGACAGTAGAGGCTGCACTAGCTAGCCCCTGCAACGTCGTGTTCGTAGGTGATTACCTAGATTCCTTTAGTCAAGGGCCTGAGAATCAGGTAGCCTGTCTAAGGATGGTGCTGGACGCTGCTGAAGCGGAACCCGACAGAGTGGTAGCCCTAAGGGGTAACCATGAGATGTCCTATATGGTGCTTGAGATGCGCTGTAGTGGGTACAATCAGCATACAGCAACACTAGTGACTCACCTCCAGCAACGGATGTGGGATACACTTAAGGCTTTTCATTGGGTAGGTGAGTACCTTATCACACACGCAGGTGTGGATCAGGAGCTACTTGATAGTGAGCAGATCACAGTTGAGGAGTACTTGGAGGGAGGTAACTTCCTACAGATCGGTACGTCACGGGGTGGGTACGCCTACGCAGGTGGCTTGTACTGGAATGACTTCACAGCTGAGATGATCCCCGTACCTGGCCTTAAGCAGGTAGTTGGTCACTCTAATAGCAACCGCAACGAGCGGGATGTTGAGGGCGTACGTGTCAAGCGTATGAACGGAGGAGAGACCTGGTGTGTGGATAACCTTAACCGCACATGGGAGGTACTAATGATTGATGTAGATGGGGTGGCTAAGCCAGTACCACTACTTGATAAGTGTCGTAACTGTAGAGAGGCAGGTAACTATATTGATCTGCTATCACGAGAGGGACGATGCGAGACTTGTTACATACAACGGGAGATGTAATGGAAGAATTTATTAATGCGGTATTCAGTTACCAATATTATTGGGAAGCCTTAGCTGCTCTAGCTCTATGGCTTTACCTACTAAAAGACTAACCGGGGAGAGGGTTCAATGAGTAACGTCTACGTTACCTCTGACTGGCACCTAGGCCACAACGGAATCAGTAATAGGTTCCGCACTAGGTTCGATAGTGACCACCACCATGACCATCACATCGTAGAGATGGCTCGATCTTACCTGACCAAGAGGGACACACTCATCTGTGTAGGTGACATGTCCTTCACTGTTGAAGGGATGGAGATGATTGATTCACTACCAGGTACTAAGATCCTGGTACGTGGTAACCATGACATCCTCCAGGAGGACCAGTATCACGCTGTGTTCGACGCAGTTCAAGGGGCCTGGTCACACAAGGGCTTCTGGATTACGCACATGCCTGTGCATCCTATGGAGCTGTACGGTAGGCCTAACATACACGGTCACTGCCACAATGGTGGCCCATACGAACACCAGCAGGGTGAGCATTGGAATATGTACTACAATGCTATCCTTGAGTACAACGACTATAAGCTGGTGAATCTTATGACTGTGAAAGAGATGATGGCAGCACGCCGGGAACTTTACTAAGTTCTTGGTGTCTAATTTATTGTTTGTGAAAGGAAGGAAGAGAAATGATTAATGATTACGATACTAACTATTCGATTAAACTACCATACTTTGTAATTGCTGATAAAGATACAGGGTACATCGGGAATGTAGAGTATGATACCCGGGACGGTGCTGTCAAAGCAGCGGTAGGTTTCAGTAAGAACTCTGATAAAAACTACGAAGTTCTTATGCTTTCAGCTAAGGTATCAGCTCCGATCTATCCGCCGCGGGTTGTAGTTACTAAGTACTAATGGCTACTATCATAGGTGATGAAGCTTGTCCTCAGTGCCGGGAGAGGGGCGGGGATAAGACAGGGAATCACCTGATACTATTCGATGACGGCAACAAGTATTGCAACCGTTGTCACTACTTCGTTACCGCAGATGGTAGCGAGACACTAACCGGGGAGAGGGTTCCAGAACCAATGACAGGCAAATTAACATTCAAAGAAGTGCAAGAGTTGCCGACGTTTGGTATCCCTCACAAAAAGATTACAGCTGCTACGTGTGAACACTTCGGTGTAAGGACAGAGTTCAATGGGCAAGGCGAGCCAAGCGGGACATGGTACCCTCACTACACGGAAGGGAAACTTGATGGGTACAAGGGTAAAGATTCCGATAAGAATTTTGCAGCAGTCGGATCTATTGGAGGTGGTGAACTTTTCGGCCAATCAGTTGCCAAAGGAAGCGGATCGTTTGCAGTTATCACGGAAGGTGAGGACGATGCTATGGCTGTATGGCAGGTGCTGGTGCAGCAGTCCGACCTTGACGGGTGGTCCCCTGATGTTTTCAGCGTGTACCACGGTGCTGCTGGAGCAGTCACAGATGTATCATCGAACCTCGAAGCACTTGATAGCTATGCTCGTATCATCCTCTGCCTCGATGATGACGCTGCCGGACACGCCGCTCTCGATAAGCTCTGTCCGTTACTTGCTGGAAAGGTTTACATTGCCAAGCTACCATCTGGGTGTAAGGATGCCAACGACGCCCTCCTAAAGGGGCAAGAGAGTGATCTCAAGTGGGGCATACTTAAGCACGCTAAGAAGTACCAGCCTGATGGCATCATCAATGGTACTGACACATGGGAGAGATACAAACATAGCTCAGCTATCGAGTGTGTCCCTTATCCTTATCACGAATTAAATGAGAAGACTTATGGATTCAGACCCGGTTCAATCGTTACGGTTACAGCTGGAACAGGCTTGGGCAAAACCCAACTCTTACGAGAGTTCAAGTATCACATTTGGAAAACAACTGACTGGGGAATCGCTGACATCGCGCTTGAAGAGGATGTTGGAGACACTGTGTCGGGGCTCATGTCTGTACACATGGGACGACGACTGCATCTTCCAGACGTGGTTATCCCGGAGGAGCACGAACGTAAGATTCATGCGGAACTCTTCGATAGCGGAAGATGGAGTTTTTATGACCACTTCGGAGGAATGGACGACTCATCTTTACTCAACAAAATACGATACTTTGGTGTTACCGGACACCGCGCAATTTTCCTCGACCACCTCTCTATTGTCGTATCTGAGTACGCAGCTGAAGGTGGGGAACGTGAAAGGATTGATACCGTAATGACAAAGCTAGCAAAGCTAGCAAAGGAGTTAGAAATTGTTATTTTCTTGGTTGTTCACCTTCGGAAAGAAGGATCGGGACGAAGCTTTGAGCAAGGCGCAATCCCAAGTCTCGATGATCTCAGAGGATCTGGATCACTTAAACAATTATCTTGGGATGTTCTCGCCCTCTCAAGAAACCAACAACATCATGACCCGGTGTGCAGAAACACGTCACGCCTTACGGTGCTTAAGTGTCGCTTTACAGGACGCACAGGAACCGCGGGGTATGTTAGGTTTGATGAAGAGACCGGACGAATGGTAGAGTGTGAGTGTCCACCAGGGTACGACGAAATAGAAGGGAGGAACTTCTGATGAGTAACATACTATACCTAGTGGTGGGTAAAATTCCTTACGAGGGTACCGATCTTGAGATGGTTACTACCAATGAGAGGGAGGCGATCTCTTACATGAACAGCTACAGTTGGGGTGATGATGAGTGTGAGATAATCAGATACATCAAGGGAGATGACGATACTAAATACCAATGGGATCGGAGCTACTCGAAGAGTGTCATGGCTGATGACAGAGGTAATGAGAAATGATCTATGAATGGAAATGTAAAGAGTGCGGCAAGGTGGTGGATATACGACGACCCGTGTCCGACATGGACTTTGGCCCAGTCGTGGAGGATGGCGTTGAGGAGTGCGAGCATGGCTACGACACATACGTACGCATTATATCAAGGACCTCGACACCCTTTGAACATCTACGAGATGCTGGTATGCTCGACCGAACACACTGGCACAAATCAAACGACAACTGGAAGTAAACAACATGATTAACTACATAGCTATACTGACTAAGATGGTACCGTTTCATGCGGACGACGACGATGATGCACTGGCCATCATAGATGAGATGGAGTCTGAACTTAAGGATGATGGTATTAATCTCACCTGCTATAAACTCCCCGTCCATGACCCGATGGGTGGCTTAGACTTCGGCGATCAGATACACTGATGCCTATAGATACTGAGAAGAAGAGACGTGAGGTTTTGGATAGCTTCACACAGTGGGAGCAACATTGGTTAATGAAATTTGGAGTAGACACTAATGACTATAACGACGATAGACAAAGACTCGATCATAAAAGAGACAGTTATTGGGTTCAAGGCCCGAGTGATGCAGAACTACGAAGAGCTATCTGACGCTGATATGATCGACCTGATGGATGCATTGGATAAGATCCTTGCCCCTAAGGTGAGCGACGTATCTATACAGAACCGACAGTACAACCCTTCAACTGATCAAGTAGAGGATATCTAAATGAAAGCTGAGTTAGAATCATGGAGCTTTGGTGGTGAACACAACGATCTTGCTACGTCAGCAAGGCATCCTAACATGGAGAAGAAAGCAGCTACTCTACGTAAGTGGTACCGTGCAGGACAAGCAGCCTACCGTACCGCGGTCGATAAGATCACGGTACTGAATGACCAGCTACAAGACATACCCGGGGACAGAGAGAGAGAAGGCTTCCTCATGGGTTGGCAGTCAGATGCCTGGGCTTATGAGAACAACAAAACCTTTTCAGTAGAGGGTACATGCAACATTATACCGGAGGATTTCAATGAATTTACTTATGAAAATGAAGGACATTCAATTCTGGCTGAGACAAGTACAAGCCACTAGTAAGACTGACTACTTCTTTAACAAGGCACAAAATGAATTACAACAACTCATTACTGACGGAGAACGAATCGAACACGACAAACTCCAGCAGAGTTATGCCGAAGCCGATGACAGACGAGGCGACCCCCTCGGGTGACAACGTCATCATCGCAGGTGGTCGCGACTTCGATGATCCTGACTTCTTAGATGATTGTATGTGGGAACTGTTCGGGGATAGGGATTATGGATACGAAAACACTCTCAGCCACGGGGCCACAATCATCACCGGTGGTGCGAAGGGAGCAGATACTATCGGCCACGAGTGGGCCAGAGCCAATGACTTCGCTACCCTGGTATTCCCCGCTGAGTGGGACAAGCATGGCAAGGCAGCAGGTTTTATACGGAACTCCGTCATGGCATCGGTGTCTAATATCTTAGTATCTTTCTGGGATGGCAAGTCCAAGGGTACTAAGCATATGATTAACACAGCATTGAGTAAGGGGTTAGAGGTTCATGTTTACAGATATTAGTTTATTTCTAGTTAAAGGTATGCAGCACTTCACTATCGGGTTCGTAACGATAGCCTTATTTGGTCTCGCAACTGCGGTGATCTACGTACTGCTAGAATTAAAAGAGTTCGCACTAGTGATGCTGACTATCATCCTGATCTCTGCCTTACTAGGCTTCACCATTACTGAGGCATCCCTGTGAACCGGGTAGTGTTCGATACCGAAGCCAATGGCTTTCTTGAAGAAGCTGATCGCATGTGGTGCATCTGCCTACGCTATGTGGGCAGCAGGTTAGGTATGGACGTAGGCCCTGACCAGATAACACAAGGTCTTGACGAACTGTACCAAGCTGATGAACTCATCGGCCACAACATCATCGGGTATGACCTGCCCTTAATGGAGAAGCTATATGGATGGAAACCAAACCCAAAGACCAAGATCACTGACACTGTTATCCTTAGTAGGTTACTACGCTCTGATCGTCCCTTGCCTTCTGGCTGCCCTGGTGGTATGGGGCCACACAGCTTGGGTGCTTGGGGCTATCGTGTTGGTAGGGGTAAGCCTGACCATACAGATTGGTCTCAGTTTAGCCCCGAGATGTTACACAGGTGTGCAGAAGATGTGGAAATCAATGTGCTTGTCTTGGCTGCTTTGGAGGCTGAAGCGTCAGCGAATAAAAATATTGACTGGCGAAGGGCCAGAGGGATAGAGCATGATATTCAATACATTATCACAGATCAGGAACTCAACGGATGTCCTCTTGACCTACCACTGGTATGGGACACTCGGGTTAAACTTAAGAATCAGATACTACAAACTGATAGGGAAGTTGTGCCGTTGCTGCCAGAGCATCCCCTGCCTAAATCTAGGCAAGGAACCTGGCCATCCGTCCAGTATAAGAAGGATGGTACACCGACGGTTAATGCACTCCGATACTATGGTGATCGCTTTGGGCAGGAGAAAGAATACCGAACAGACGTTATTGTTAAGACGGCTCCAATCAATCTCGGATCACCAGATCAAGTAAAGAAATACCTGATGACCATTGGTTGGATACCAACCGAGTGGAACTATAAGAAAGGTAAGGACGGTAAGCCAATGCGTGATGAACGCGGCAACCGTATAAGAACATCACCGAAGCTAACCCTCGATTCTCTTGAGTCATGTAAGTTCCCAGAGGAACACGCTGACATAGGGGAGAGGATAGTAGAGCGATTGATGTTGGCACATAGAACATCTATATTGACCGGCCTCCTAAGGGACTGTAGAGGAGACGGTAGGATTTCAGCAAGAGCAATACCGATGGGTACACCAACGGGGAGGATGACTCATAGACAGGTCGTCAACGTCCCTGGTGTCCGTAAGGACGACGACAAGAGTATCCTAATGGGAAAGGCAGGGGGCTACGGCTTCGAGCTTAGATCCTGTTTTACGTCGGATCCAGGGTACACCCGGGTGGGTGTTGACTTGCAGTCATGTCAGATCTATGGGCTCAGTCATTACATGAGGGACGAGGAGTACAGGTACCAGGTAACTGAGGGTGATCACCACCAGTATGCTGCTGACCTAGCTGGCTTAGCTGACAGGCAAGACGGCAAGAAGCTTAACTACTCTATCCTATTCGGTGCTTCTGATGAGAAGCTTGCGACCGACCTGGGCATAACCAAGGCACAGGCTGCTGCTGTAAGGGCAGCATACTTCAAGGGATTACCTAAGCTAGACGCCCTCCTAAAGAAATTAGAACGGGAGTGGAAACAGTACGGGTACATCACTGGGTTAGACGGTCGAGCCGTATGGGTGCGAGCTAAGCACATGCTCCTCGTATACCTTTTACAAACCTTAGAGTCAGTGATAATGAAATCATTCATCATTGATGTACACAAGGCAGCTGCTGAGGCTGGCCTTGATTATAAATTAGTTACCACAATGCACGACGAATGTCAATTCCTCGTAAAGGATGAACATGTATCCATTTTCACTACGATTTGTGAGACAGCAATTGCAGCTATCAACTTACGATTCAATCTATGGTGCCCTCAAGCTATCGACATCAACCTCGGTACCACCTGGGCAGAATGTCACTAAGGTCTGCCTCATCTGCGGAAGTGAGGACTACCCCAGCTGCGAGGCCGAGGTATGCCCGTTAAATGGAAGATACTATGAAGAAGGAACAACTAAATGATAGAGCCAATCCAGACATCATGGTCGATGTGGAGACAGTGGGTACCGGAAAAGACGCAGCAATATACCGTCTTAGCGCGATACGTTTCAATCTTAATTCTTGGGATGATGTCGAGAGCATCAACAGTGAAGGAAGACTCTTCGACGCATATCTGGATATTGCCGACCAACAAAGTAAGGGCCTCTGTACATCAGTTGACGCACTTAAACGGTGGGGAGCCAAGCAAGCTAAAGATCGAGAGGTTCCTGAGGCAGTACCGGAGAATACAAGACATGCACTTGAGCGTCTCATTAGATTCTGTAAGGGTGGAAGAAGTCTTTGGGGTCCGGGTAACAATCACGATAACTCCGCTCTGCGAAAGTTATGTGAGACCTATGACGTTGAATACTTCGTGGGTGACTGGAACAATCTTGATGTAAGACCTATGATGTGGAGACCGTGGAACTTTATCGAAGTTCTGGGGTCTAATAAGAAGAGCCCACAGTTTCTAGTGGGTAAGAAAGATAACCTCTTGGATAAGATCCGGAGGCAAATCCTCAAGGTACAGTATTTGTACCGACGAGATAACAATGGAATAAATGGATCAAAGTATGAGCAAATTTAACCCGCAGAAGAAGACCAGTTCAGGTCCAATGATTGCACCACCTGCCGCTGGTGTAGTGCCTGCACGTGTCGCTCGGATTGTAGAGATCGGAGAACACACTAACCATTACGGTCAGAAAGACCAAGTACATCTATGGTACTCACTACCAACACGCCTGATTGATAGCCCAGAGAGTGACTTCAATGGCAAGCAACACATGGTACGCACAGCGCCTTTACGGAAATCCAGCAACGAGAAAGCCTCGTTAATGAAAGACCATATCAACGTGCTCAAGCCGGACTGTGTATCTCTTGACCAATTACTCACCCTACCGTGCTTCATCACGATACTCCACAATGAAGTAGAGTCCGGCGGCGAGACGCGAGTCTTTGCCAACATCGGCCAAGTGTCCGGTGTTCCTGAAGGTATTGATGTAGGTGCCCTAGATACGGATCCCTTCTACTTCTCTTGGGATGAACCTGACGAGGACATCTGGGAGAATCAGCTATGGGATCGCATCCGTGAGACGATCATGTCCGCGGACAACTATGCTGGTAGCCCCGTTGAAGCGATGGTGTTACGCCTCGCTGCTATGAAGGCCTCCTAACAAGCTTGACTGTAGGCAGCTGTTACCCTCTGTATATATCAGGGCAATGCAGCGTAAGTCCTACCTTATTATTTGGAGAAAGAGATGAAGACATATATTATAGATGACACGACTAAGGTCATCGTTGGTGATGACGTTACCAGCTATCTGAGTGACCACCGTATCATATTCCAGCGTGAGATTGGCAAGTACGAGCAGGAAGTTATCGCAGCCTTCGCTTTCTATAACAGTGTTGTTATGGAGAAGACAGGTGTTGTGGTTGAAGACCTTCCGATAGATGAGACAGCGTAGTAACGGATCACCACAGATCCTACGTAAGTCACACTCACACCAGTCGGTAAAAGATTATGGCAGGAAAGTTGAAGGCAAGATTATTCTTGAACAACTTAGAGAAGGAATCTCTGATGGAGCTGATAGATCACCTGATGGACGAGGACTTGGAGGACATCGAGGATGTCAAACAGAACGAAAAGTGGGCAGCAATGCTGACGCGCCTAGTACTAGGGAAGCAGTGGGTGTTCCCCCTCTACCTAGTCAAGACGCCTGATAAACTAGAAGGACCAGAAGAATGAGAGTACTCGTAGACGCTGACATGATTGCCCACGAGGTGGGTCATCTACGTCACAATGTTAAAGATGAGAACGGGATAGACCTGATAGATGAAGAGACAGGAAGAGCAGTTAAGGGCGATCTATTTAACCCCGAGACGGTGGCTCAAATCGCAGTCGGACGGCTATTTTCTATTATCAGTGGATCTGAAGCAGGTGGATGGAAAGCCTTCCTCTCACGAGGAAAACACTACCGACATAAGTTGGCTACCATCCTCCCTTATAAGGGTCACCGAGAAGACAGTCCAAGAAACAACGTGGATTATGTTAAAGAACATCTCCACCAAGAGATGGGCGCGGTATGGTGTTCCGACAACGAAGCCGATGATGAGATGGCTAAAGAACAGTGGTCAGATATTATCACTGTTGGATCAAAGTTCGGATATGACGATGACATCCTACGAGATCATACATCAGTGGTCATTGCCTCACGTGACAAGGATCTTCGGACTGTTCCGGGGTGGAAGTTCACATGGTGGCTGAAGGGTGCTAAGGATGAAGACGGGGTAGAGATCCCCGAAGAGAAGAGGCAGGTTGAGAAGGGGAAGATCGAGTGGATATCAATCGCTCAAGCCTTCCGTAACTTCTATCAACAACTCCTCACTGGAGACACAGCTGATAACATCAAGGGATTGTACGGAGTTGGGCTTAAGAGTGCTTGGGTCAAACAGTTAGCCGACCTGGATGAAGAGGAAGATATGTACGACCATGTAGAGGAGAAGTATTTTAAACACTACGGCCCTCACTATGGCGAGATCTTTCTTAAAGAGAACGCTATGCTCCTGCACATGCAACGACGTGACGATGATCAGTGGTTACCACCAGCTGAACGTGACGAACACTACTGGTACCTATAATGGGCAATGATAATAAGAAGCGATTCATATTCAGTGAGATACAAACGATCCTCATACTGAGTATACTCGCAGGCTGTGTAGTTAATACAGCTTACGATCTCCTCATCTGGATATTAACATGAGGCTACGAGTACGACACATACATGCCATCGAAGCAATCTCCGATAACATTATCGGTTGGTTAATCAACTTCGGTCTGGTATTCCTAGTCTACAATATGTGGCTAGGTCAGGACATCTCCATTAGTGAGAACGTCCTAGGTAGCACGGTGTTCTTTATCGTAGCTTTCGCAAGGAAGTATACGTTACGTCGATGGTTCAACCGGTTCATTGCGAACCTAGTAGAAAAACGACAGGCTCAGGAAGATGCCGAATTACAAGAGCAAGCTGGAGCGCGTTAATGCCAACCACCTTGAAGACCACAAAGTCTCGTACCTCTACGAGCCGAGTGAAGGGAAGATCCAATACGTCCTCCCAGCCTCGAAACACACGTACACGCCAGACTTCTGGCTTGAAACGAAAAGAGGGCGGATCATCTGTGTCGAAACCAAAGGAATTTGGGATTACACCGATAGGTACAAGCACGTCTGGATTAAGAAACTCTATCCAGATCTTGATATCCGATTCGTTTTCACACGAAGCGCTACGAAAACTAGCAAGGGAGCAAAGCAATGCTATGCAGACATTTGCGAAGGCCGCGGCCGGGGCGTTTTCAAAGGATTAACCTGGCAATACGCCGATAAGAAAATTCCACTGGAGTGGATGAATGAATGATGAACGAAGTAAGTTCAGCAGTATCATAGACTCCGGGCTGAGAGAATATTTGAACGTAACAAATTAAAAAGAGATATAATATGAACGAAGTAACACAAGCACCAATTGAAGTGCAAGAAGGAAGTGTAGATCTTACTAATG